GGTGGCTTTGTTGAAGATGTCTTCTTCGGTGAGTATGCGGAAGGTAGCACCGGTGCGCGAACACCAGGCTCGGGCTGCCTGCCATTTGGCCATGTTTAACACCACGGCGGCCTTTTCCTGCTGGCTGCGGGCTACCTCCATCATGACTTGGCTGCGAGGTTTGATCTCGATGAGTTCGGCTTTCTTGTTACCACTCTTGTCCTGGTAAGTGATCAGGAAGTCGGGCACATAGAAAGTGTTCTTGCCGGTGAAAGGATTGCGATAAGGTATGCGCACACATTCGCTGCCCCAGGATATGACATTGGGATTGTTGTCACAGAAGCGCATGAATGTCAACTCCCAACCTGAACGATATTTAGGCGATCCTGATCCTATATACTTGCCGGGATTGACTGGAGTGTAGTAACCCTGAGACCAAGACCGAGACATTTATTCCACCAAGAGATCTTCTTCGGCTTCTGATTCGTATGGAATCTCATCTTCAGTGGAGTATTGATATTCGTTGTAGACAGTTTCGTTTGCCACCACGTAGAAACTGCTGGCAGCGGACTTGATACCGTAGTTGACTGTTTTTGGTAGACCAGTATTGATCTTGTTCAGTATCGATTGATCCACATTGAGTCGACCACCTTTCACTGCTGATTCTATCAGCTGACGGAAATTCCTTTTGAGATCCTGACTGATCTTCCAGAGAGCCAATACTAGACTTTCAGCACTGCGCTGTCCAATCTTGATCGCACGGAATTTCTGTACGGCTCGATCAAATTCTATCTGCGGTATGGTTTTATAGGCCATTTAGTTTAGTCCCAATCTGGTGTTTTCTTATCTAGTTCTGTGATGTTCCTGGCTCGAGCCGCTCTGACCTGCTTTACGGTTTGATTAGTCTGGCGAGCCTTGAGTTCGTCCTGAGAATCTTGAAACTTACGATTGACCGGTGTACGAGTAGTATCGGTGGTGTTTTTAATCTGGCCAGAGGAGTTTTCTGTTCCGAGTGTTCCTGGTTCTTGATTTTTATAGGCAGCCACCGTTGATGCAGTTGTGGTATCGGTTTTCCTTAGACCAGTGTCGGCACCAGCATTGTTCTTGGCTGCGGCTGGACCCGATGAAGGATTAAATCCTTTAGCTTCAGGTCCTGGTGGCGTTGGCACGAAAGCCGCTTCATAGCCTGTGTAGGTAGGTGTTGAATCTGCACCAGGTGTGGCTATGCTTTTGGCTGCTTTTTCTCTGGATGCACGTTCATCAAGTACCTTGGCAAGGCTAGTTGGTTTGTAGTTGACAGCGCCATAGTTGACATCACCGCCCATGAAACCTTCCATCTCCAGCAGACCAGGAGCAGCGTCAGGTATAGGTTCAATAGAAACAGGTTTAGAAAAGTTTTGTATAGGCGGCGAGAATTGTTCAGGTGCCTTTGGTATTCCTGTTTCGGTCACTGACTCTTCGCCTTCAAAGCCGCCAATCCATTCTATTTTTTCATAGCGCAAGGTTATAGTCCAGAGCACAGCATCACTGGTAGAATAGTCAAGCGTGTCATGTTGTGCGTCAACGAGATAGGCATTACGTAGCACGTAGATCTTTTCTTTAGACTTGTCGTCGGGTGGCAGTAGATTTTCATCACGTTCTAGACCACCTGCAGCGTTAGCGTGCATCTTGATGGTGATCTTCATTGGCCTGATCTTGGCAGCTTTGCTGGCGTTAGTTGGATCAAACTGTCCTTTGACATAGTCCCAGACTAGATTTTCTGCTATGTCATTCTGCTGATCGTAAAGACTCATGGTGATAGGTTCAAAGTTTAACCTAGTCTGCACCACGGTCTTTTTGTTATAGGAGTTTACTACCTGCGTATCTACAGTCCATCTAGGCAGCTCGCAGGTCTTCAAAGTAAGAGGGCCGTATTCCACCGTACCAGGTTCACCGTCCTCGAACTCAAATCGAGCGGCCCAGGTATATTTTAGATAAGGAGAACTCGCAGAAACCTTGCCATTGCTGAAAGCATTGGTTCCAAATTTCCAGGTGGCGTAATTTTCTAACATGTCTGTCCGATCTCGATATGGCAAAAGGGCCGGAGCCCTTTTGCTTGATCTAGCAAAACGTCTCCGCTTTGCCTTACTTATCTAAGATCGTAAAAGCCTGTTTTAACGTCCTACTGTGTACTCGCCGGCCGACGAAGTGTCGTCGTCGTTGATAGCGTTAGCTGTCAGTAGTATTGGTCCCTGCTGATCTAACGTGTGCTGTGCGTTGTCATACTTGATGGTCAAAGTGATCTGCAGAGCATCGCTGGTAGCATAGTTGTTTTCACCGTAGTTTACGTTCTGGATGTAGCAGCCGCCCAGTTCCCAACGATCCAGCACCACACCAGGCTGCGAGCCATCGAGGTTTTCGATGGCCATGGCAAACTTGTAATTGGTACCAGCATTGAGACCGGATTGGTTAGCGTGATCAATCTGGTTCTGCAGTTGGGCACCGATAGCCTTGGCTACCTTGCCAGTGACGTCATCACGCACTGTGAGCGTGACAGGATCCCAGGTATGCTTGCCTGCTAAGAATAACCTAGAATTGTAAACATCAATGACTACATCGTCGTGTGTGAGGCTAGGACGACTGACGCTGATCACCTGGCTGGTCAGTTCGAGACTTTCGTCTTCTACACTACCACCACCAAACAGACTCAGCACTACACGGAATCGATAGGCCAGTTTAGGCTGGACTAAGACGCCATCAGTACCACCTGGCACGTTAAATTTATCTAATGAGACTGGCATTTTCTTGTTCTCCTCGCGCTATTTATCGAGTATTGTTGGCGATCGCGCCAGTGTTCACAACACGCACAGGAATATAGATAAACTCAGCAGCCTTGACGGGTTCGATGGCCACGTCAATCCATAGTTCATTTCTGTCGATGCGTATGGGTGTGTTATTAGTTTCGTCGCAGACTACCAAGAAATCATAGAGAGCACGTTTGGTGATCAAGTCTGCCAAGAATCCGTTAAACACGTTCAGCACGCGATCGCGTGTACGTTTGTCGTTGGGTTCGAAGATGAATGGGCGAGCGATCACATCAAAACGCTCACGCAGGTAAGCCAACAGACGGGCCACATTCACGCGATCTAGCGCAGAATTGAACGGATGCAGAGTCTTCTGACCCCAGACATAAAGACCTTGACCTGGGAAGTTGACCAATGGGTTGATATTCTTTTCATAGAGTGCATCACGCTGTCCTTGATTTAGGCTTAACGATTTGAACTCGTTTTCTGCTGTGACGATACCAAAGTTGCTGACGCCACTGGCAGCACCACGTGTCAGACCAGCTGGTGCGAACCAAGGATAAGCCACTGTATCGTTATAGGCATAGGCACGCAGAACAGCATGGCTGGCTGGTACTGCTACGTCATTGCCGTTGAGGTCTGTGCTCAGCGCACTTGGATAGTAGACTGCTACAGCAGCGTTGCGTGTGATCAGTCCATCTTCGCCATTGGTGCCAGCGTTGGTACCTAGTGCCCAGGCAGTGATGTCAGCGACACGATTCGACAGTTTCATTGGCGAATCGGCGATGACAAAGGCTGTTTCTTTACGATCTACGTTCAGTGCCAACATCTCGTCGATGAGTTCGGGATATCCAGGGCAAGTGATGAGATTGTAGGTAAGTGTTTCGTCACGCAGTTCCTCGGATCCTGCAAAGGCTGCCTGCAGTCGCTTGACGATGACACGGCGCTGTGCTTTGTCAAAAGCGTACATAGCACCGGCCTTAGGTCCAGAATCACGATTGCCGGACTCGCTTTGCCAATGACCTGCGGCAGCGTTCCAACGCTTGACATTACCAGAACTGACAGCTGTATTGAACACCAGCATGCCTAGAGGATAGAAAGCATCGTTAGGTGCTTGATCATCCATTGGTGTGGCCGTATCACCTGGACCAGAATCATCTTGGAATGTGCTGGTGAGATCTGCGAAGACGACACCGTTTGGTGTAGTTTGGTCAGCGTTGTCATGCTCAACCCAGTCGGCACCGTCCCAGACTTTGATCACAGGATAGTTGACTAGATCGTTGGTATCAACCCAGACATCGTTGACTGCGGGTCCGGAAGGCTCTACTGTGTCTACAGTGACATCACCCACTGACTCCCAACCTGCACCAGTCTTGCGGTAGATGTCTACCGTGGTGCCAGCATCATACCATAGTGTGCCGTCGACTGTGTCACCAACTGGCGCCGATGTCGAAGCTTCGTGTGTCAGCGTGTTCCAGGAGCCATTGGAATAAAGGCGCAGCTCAAACTCTGCCGTGTTTGCCGCTGAGGTGCGGACATAAACATCGCCGTCGCTGAGCGCAGAGCCAAAAGCATCGCTGGCATCACTGTCACTGGCGAAAGCCACCAGTTGATCTGGATTATTAGGACCAACAGTGACTAGAGACCAAGAGCCTAATGATGCACTGTAACGCTTGAGTGCCAGACTGAAGCCGCTATTAGGAGTGGTAGTCTTGAACCACACCGCACCAGCAAATGGAGTTGGGTAATCGTAGTGAGGTCCAACAGTCACAGGAACCATCAGCGTAGCGTTTTCTACTCCGATCCAAGTGCCGGAAACTTTTTTGTAGAATTTTTTGA